CGATTGACCAGAAAGCCGACAGCATTACCCAGACGGTAACGCAGCGGATCACCGGCGGCAACAATATTATTGCGGGCACCGATGACTGGAACAATGCGACCCTGGATGCAGGCGGCAATGACCTGAGCAAAAAAGGGACATACACGATCAGCGGTGAATCCGTCCGGGTGACCAATAGGGCGCAGAACACCCGCTTCCACTTTGGCGCGGATAAGTCACTGGTGATTGCTAAGGGCATGACCTATTGCGCCAGCGTACTGTACAAGCTCAACTCCGGCACGGACAGCCTGTTTTTGCAGTTTGAGGCCAAGAACAGCAGCGGCTCAAAAAGTTATTACGACAAAGCATTCAAAAATGCGAAGCAGGACATTGAGCTGGACAACGGCTGGAAGCTGCGTTGGGCGGCGTTCACGGCGACCGCGGACGGCTATGCAGACGGTCTGTTTGTGAGCACTGCCAATGACTTTGCCACCGTTACCAACGATCTGACCATCATGCACCCCATGGTGCAGATGGGCAACGCCCCCACTGCCTGGACGGCCAGCACCGGCGACTATCTGACCGCCAACGAAACCAAAACCGAGATCAAACAGACGTTTGATACCATCAAGTTGACGGCCAGCACAAGCGGAACCAGCAGCACCATCAAGCTGACGGCAGGCGGAACAGAGATCACCAGCGCACAGATCAACCTATCCGGCGTGGTGACATTCTCGGATTTGAGTACCTGGAACCAGGACAAGACCATTATCAACGGTGGCAACATTACCACCGGGCAGCTGCATAACCTCAACTACACCACCGTGTACGACCTGGACAACGCCTGGATTCGCATGGGCACCGAGGCCGGTGAGCGTGTATTTTTGGATAACAGGCATATTGCCTGGTACGCAACCATCAACACCGGCAGCATTGGCCTGACCGGCGTGCTGTACTCGGAGGCAGGCAGCTCCTACATTGGGGCCTGTAGCAAATATGCCAAGTACGGCTGGGTGAATGGACTTAACCCCACATCTTACGTTGGGATGCAGATCACCTACAACCGCAGCGACGACAGCGACGCCGATTTTAATACGACGCGCGTCGGTGTAAGCGGCAAGCTGAATGTACACAATCTGGACGTTTGGGGCGAGAAATCCCGCGTGGTAGCTACCAGCTTCGGCGCGGTCAAAATGGCCGCGTTTGAAACGCCGCTGCCGACCTTTGCGGACTGGGGTAAGGGCCGGTGCGGCCCCGAAGGCTGGTGCCTGATTGCCCTTGATCCCCGCTATGCGGAGACCATCGCCCAATATGGGCAGCCCGCCTGGCTGCTGACTGACCTTGACGGCACCGGGCACCTGTGGGCGCAGGACTGCGGCCAGTATGCCATTGTGCACGGTGCGGCAGGACAGCGCTTTACCTGGCTCTGCATGGCAGCACAGCGTGGGTACGAGGGTAGTTACGCCGACCGCAGCGACAGCAGCTATCCCGCCGGTGATCCGGCAGGCGTTGAGCTGGCAGCCAGCACCGCAGCTCGTGCGCAGGAGGCCAGCACCGATGCTGCAGCTGACCTGCTCGCTATAGATACAGGCGCGAACGAAACCGCAGACATTCTTTTGGAGGAATTGCAATGAAAAAATTATCCGGCGTGGCGGTCGTAACGACTGCCGAAGGTGAGCGAGTGAGCTACACCTACATGGAACTTGACGACAGCGGCAACATCACCAGCCAGAACAACCGGGGGTCTTTTGTGGCCCTTGATGAGGAAGTTCTGGCCGCAATCAGCACACTGAAAAACGCCGTGAACGCGCGGCTGTAAGGAGGATGCCCCATGACTGACAACAAACGCATTAAAGAGTGCAAGCGCAACGTTATTGCTGCAATTAACGAAGCAAAGCTGCCGTTTGCCGTGACGGAGTTGATTTTGGAGAACGTTTTGAATGCCGTGCGGGAGAACATGGCCGCCGAAGAAGCAGCGGCGGCAAACATCGAAACTCCGAAAACAGAGGAAGAAAAAATGCCGAATTAAGGCGCTGAGGAGAAAAACGAATGAAACAGGGAACGCAATTTGCGCTGCCCGTGGAAATCGGGATAGATCTGGATGATGTGAGCCGGATAGAATTTGTATTCAAGCAAAAAAACTACAGTGGTTTCCCGGCCATCAAATCCAACGTCTGGCCGGATGACTGCACCCGGCAGGAAGGACAGAACATCATCCTTATCCCCTGGACGCGGGAAGAAACGTACAAATTCCTGGGCGGCGAAACATTGTACATGGACACCCGCATCACATTGCGGGACAGCACCGACCAGCCGCAGACGGAGATTCTGGCGCTCAAAATGAGCCCGACCTTATTCCAGGAGGCTGACACATGATCCAGGTGCGAGTGGCCCAACAGAGCGCCGTATCGGTGCGCATTGCCGGGGCGGCACCCGTGCGGGTAGACGTGACCGGCACCGCAGTGGTTAGTGCGCCGGAGTATAGCGGGCCGTATGATATCACACCGTTGTTTACGGCGCAGGTTTTGCCCACGGCGAAAAAACTGATGCAGAAAGACGTGACAATCCGCAAGATACCGCAGTACGAGGTATCCAACGATTCAAGCGGCTACACACTGATAATAGGAGATGAATACTACAATGCCCAATAAATACGTAAACAAGGTTGTTATCGGCAAGGAAACGAAACTTGACCTTACCGCAGATACCGTAACCCCGGACAAGCTGGCAAAAGGTATCACGGCACACGACAAGTCCGGTGCCCCCATTACCGGTACCAGCACAAAAGACGCTGACACCAGCGATGCCACCGCCGCTGTGGCAGAAGTGCTGAAGGGCAAAACATTTTACGCCCGCGGCACCAAAATGACCGGCACGATGCCCAACAACGGCGAAGTCAACGGTGAAATCAGCACCGTGGACGGCAAATACACCATCCCCATGGGCTTCCACGATGGCTCGGGCGGTGTGACCATCGCAGCAACCGAACAGGCCAAGCTGGTGCCCGCCAACATCCGCGAGGGCGTTACGGTGCTGGGCGTGAAAGGCTCTATGAGCGGAAGCGAAGGTATGAAACCGCAGACCAAGAGCGTTACACCGACCTTTGAGCAGCAGGTTGTGCTGCCCGACACAGCGTATAACTGCCTGTCGCAGGTCACCGTGGCAGCTATCCCGGCCACATACGTTGATAACGCAGCCGGTGGCCAGACGTTGACGATCGGAGGCTGACAATGGCGGTCAACAAGGTTGTTATCAATGATGAAGTTGTCCTCGACCTGACCGGTGATACGGTGCAGGCCGCCGACCTGCCGAAAGGGGTAATTGCCCACAGTGCCACAGGGGCCAAAGTCACCGGAACCACAAACTATGCCGGTTCCAGCAACGCGGGCGGCTCCGCAACGAGCGCCGAAAAACTAAATAACAGCCTGACCATCAAACTGAACGGAACCAGTCAGGGCGCATGGAATGGCAGCAGCGCAAAAACCGTTGACATAACGGCAGCCAGCGTTGGCGCGACAAGCGTTACGCTCAGAAGGTGGTGACAGCTGCATGGGTGTGTATTTAGGAAGTACGCAGGTAGATATGCAGGGCGGCTTTGTGACGGGTGGTGCCAGTGGGGCGAGTTTGCAGAGCAAGACCGTAAGCCCCAGTGAGAGCGCACAGACGGTAAGCCCGGACAGCGGATATGACGGACTGAGCAAAGTGACCGTGAATGCGATATCGAGCACTTATATTGGCAGTGATGTGACCAAAAAAAGCGCAGCAACTTACATCCCGAAGACAACCGACCAGAGCATTGCATCTGGGCAATACCTGAGCGGGACACAGACAATCAAGGGCGATGCAAACCTGGTGGCCGGGAACATTAAGAGCGGTGTGAGCATTTTTGGTGTGACAGGTACTTATACCGGCGGCGGGAGTTCCGGCGGCAGTGGCAATAACAATGTAGAGGCTTATGCCGTTACCAGCACCAGCCCAAGCGTTAGTTTTAAGACCGCCAGCGGAACCATTAAGATTTGGGGCTACGGCACCATAACCAGTCAAGGCGGCTGGGGCGGGCAGACTACGAGCCTGATTGCGTTTGCAGGCGACAAGTATTACAAGGGCGCCGTATACGGCGGCCCAAGCTCCACAAGTCTGAGCTTGAGCATCAGCAACGGAAAACTGACGGGGCTGCCGAGCGGATTATCCGCAATCAGCGCGATTGTGACGAGAGGTATTTGATTATGGCGACGGATACAAAACTTGACAACCTGGTGATCAACTACCTGACCCAGAGCCAGTACAACAATGCGAAAAGTTCTGGAACGTTGAATGCGAACCAGATTTATATGACACCAGCCTCCTCCAGTACCTATACGCTGCCTGCCGCTACCAGTTCAACCCTGGGCGGGGTGAAAATCGGGAGCAACATCACGGTGAGTTCCGGTACGATCAGCCTGACAAAGGCGAACGTGACAAGTGCTTTGGGGTATATACCGCCAACAACCGACACCAAGTACACACTGCCGACAGGTAATGCTTCGACCACGGGCGGCGTGAAGCTGAGCGATTCGACCAGTTCAACCAGTTCAACCAGTGGTGGGATTGCAGCAACACCGGCGGCGGTGAAGGCGGCCATCGCGGAAGCAAAACTTGCAGCCTGGCCGATTGGCAGCATTTACATGAGCGTAAACAGTACAAGCCCGGCAAATCTATTTGGTGGCACGTGGGAAAGAATATCTGATACTTTCCTGTTTGCTGCTTCCAGCAGTTATCCCGCAGGTAGCACTGGGGGCGAATTCACCCATAAGCTTACACAAAGCGAGCTACCGAATTATTCGCTGTCTGTGACCAACGGAAGCAACGTAATACGCTCCAAAACCGGAAGCACTGCGGATGCGTATGTCCAAACGCAATCAAGTGGCTGGGGTATTCCGAACTGGGAATCCAAAACCGTAACAGTCGCCTCCGGCGGTTCCGGGGCAGCCCACAACAACATGCCGCCTTATTTATCGGTATGGATATGGAAGAGAACAAAATAAGGAGGATAAAGATGCGGCTGAAGAGTGAAGACGTCCTGCTGCATTGGCCCCTGGCCCAGCACATTATCACCGCTGGCTGGCTCTACAATGATGGCAGCCTGCACCGGGCGCTGGATTTTCGCGCGGCGGTGGGCACGCCGGTATACGCTGCGGAAGCAGGCACCGTGACAACCGCCTACCACTGGAACGGCAAGCGCACCAGCGGAGATACCAACAGTTATGGCAACATGATCAAGCTGCGCCATGCAACCTACAAGTACGGCACACTGGAAACGCTGTACGCCCACCTGAGCAAGCTCTGCGTAACTCAGGGCCAGCAAGTGCAGGAGGGCCAGCTGATCGGCTACAGCGGCAATACCGGCAACTGCTACGGTGCACACCTGCATTTTGAAGTGCGCTGGAAAGGCCAGCGCACCAACCCGCTGAACTGGCTGGACCACGATTTTAGCACGGCCAGCAGCGCGGTCAAGCTGGGCAGCTACAGCAGCGTACAACACACAAAGGAAGTGGAACACATGAACCATGCTATTGATGTAAGCAAGCACCAAGGCAAATTTGATTGGCAGGCAGCCTATAACAAGGGCATCCGCCACGCCATGCTGCGCGCCGGGTATGGCCGCTACAGCAGCCAGGTTGACCCCCAGTTTGAGCGCAACTCCGCGGAGTGCACCCGGCTGGGTATCCAGTACGGCGTGTACTGGTACAGCTACGCCAGCACGCCGGAGGAAGCGCGGCAGGAAGCACGCTGCTGCCTGGCAGCGATTAAGGGCAAGCATCTGTGCCTGCCGGTGGCGTATGATATCGAGTACGAGCCGTGCATCCTGCGCCTGACCAACGCGCAGCGCACGGCACTTGTACAGGCCTTTTTGTCGGAGATTGAGGCCGCAGGGTATTACGGCATCCTGTATGCTAGCTGCAATTTTATTCGCAACCGCCTGGACTACAAGGCGCTGTCCAAATACGATATCTGGGTTGCCCAGTATGGCAGCACATGCACCTGCCCCCTGCCGTATGGCATCTGGCAGTACAGCAGCCGCAACGCTCTGGGCGTGCCCGGCTACGGCACCAGCCTGGATTGCAACAGGGTATACAAGGACTATGAGCAGCTGATGATCCAGGCAGGCTTGCAGGGCCACACCGCGCCCACCCCGGAGGACACCACCCCCAACAAGCTGGACAAGCAGCGTATTACCATTGGCCGTATCTCCAGCGGCGACCGCGCAACCATTCGCGCCCTGTGCGAGGGGCTGGGGCTTATCTCCGCCGGCCTATACCGCGAAACCTGTGCAGATGGCAACCAGTGGATGCTGGACGTTGGGCCGGTATCCAGCGGCGACGCCTGGTACATCATGCGCAAGTGTGCAGAGCTGCAGCTGATTGATGCAGGGCTGTACAAGGCCGAATATGTGGAGGAGTGATTTGGTGGATGCTATTGTTGTTGCGCTGATTACTGGCGGGTTGAGCCTTATCGGCGTTATTATTACCAATCTTGCCGGGCAGCGGCGCACAGAGCAGAGGATGGCCACCGCGCAAGCCGTGACTGATACAAAAATTGAAGAGCTGACCCGTGAAGTCCGTGCCCACAATAATTTTGCCCAACGTGTACCGGTGCTGGAAGAACAAATCAAGGTTGCAAACCACCGCATCACCGATCTCGAGAACAAAACCGCTTGAACACGAATACATAGGAGGAAAAACTCATGGATTTTGCATCTTTTGGCATCGCATCCGTTGCCTGCATCACCGTTATCTGCTACCTTGCCGCAACGGCTGTCAAGCAGACCCCGCTGGCTAACAAATGGCTACCGTCCATCTGCGGCGCCCTTGGCGGCCTACTGGGCCTTGCCGCCATGTACATCAACGTGCCGGACTTCCCGGCCGCCGATCCCCTGACCGCCCTGGCCGTGGGCATTGTTTCCGGCCTTGCGGCTACCGGTGCGGATCAGGTTATTAAGCAGATCGGCAAAGGCAACTGACTGGCAAGTTACCGGCAAGTTAAATAATAAATAATTAAAGCGGCGGGCCGTCTCCTTTTTCAGGGATTGCCCGCCGCTTATTTTTTATGCTCTTGTAGTCAAAATGTAGTCAGCCTAACATATAACAAAAAGCGCGGCGAATGTTTTACACATACTACCGCGCTTTTTTTTGGTGCACCATCGGGGACT